CTTGGAGAACAAGAGTGAAAACAATCCAGTTTGAGGGCGTTAAAGTCGCATTCAAACAAGATAAGACAGGGTATGTACTTACCTTGTCTCTTCATCCTGATGATGTCCCTGACGATTTGCTCAGGGATTTCATTGGGGCGAGGTATCAAGTTGTCATGGTGCGATTAGATCAGAATGAGCAACCGATGGATAAGGAAGAGGAGTTTGCTGGTGACAAAGCAATACGTATAGCAGGCATGTTGTGTCGTGATCCTAAGTTTTGGAAGTTCTTATACGATGATAACCAAATCTTTACACAAGACCATGAGAACGCAACTGACTGGATCCGTACGTATTTGAATGTGCCATCACGCTCTGATCTTAAAACAAACGTAGAAGCTCAGAAATTATTAGACCAACTATATAGAAAGTACACAGCATGGCAGCCAAAAACTTAATACCGTATTCAGTTTACTTGCCTGAGAATTTATTCTTGAAGCTAAAGGAACTAGCAAAGGATCGTAAAGCATCTGTGCTAATCCGTGACGCTATTGCAATGATCATTGATGGTAATGATGCATACACTAGTGGCTACAATAAGGGTCTCAAAGACGCTGGGAACGTGGTTTACGAGTGCCCTGAGGCGCAAATGGTAGCGATCAAAGGTAAAGACCTAGGCGCTATATTAACGGAGCGTATAGACGCTCTAGAAATGAAGAAGTAATCATGGATGATTTAGAGGCAAGAGACTTGTTTGCTATGTTTGCCATGTGCGGATTTGTGGTAAATGGTGCAACGATTAGGGATGTGAGCGATGAGACTATTGCACAATATTCTTACAGTATGGCAGATGCAATGATTGAAGCTCGCAAGCCACTAGAAGCTGGTCTTCCAGATTTGTTAAAGAAAGGTAAAAAATGAAACTGAAATATTGCTTTTCATGCTTTAGAGATAAGCCTGTTGAGGGCGGTAAGATTGTTAAGACATCACTTAAGTCTATTGGTCGTTTCAAATGCAAAGAGTGTCTTGCTAAACTTAAGCGTCCTAAGGGTGAACGAGTAATCATTACTGATGTGAAAGGAGATAAAAGTGAATTCCGTGCCGCATAATGTTTACAACTCATATCAGGCTTATCAACCTCAGTATCCTAAGATTTCCTTTGCAGATATGAGTAAAGGAATGAACTACCATTTCACACCACAGGATGACATTACGCCATTGGAGGCAGTACGCATTGCTGAACTGTTGACGTTTGGCTTGGGAGTTAAACATGTTGGTGTTAAGTGGTTAGAGTTTATTGAAAACAATAAGCTGGAACGTCACTTCACTCAAAGGATGGTTGGTGAAGACTTATAGAAACAAGAAGTTACTAGAGATAGTACGTGAATCTCCATGTCAGAACTGCGGTGTTGAAGACGGCACCGTGGTCGCTGCACATAGCAATCAGCAACGTGATGGCAAGGGCACAGGAATCAAAGCAAGTGATGCAATGATTGCTGCGCTATGTCATAAGTGCCATGCTAACCTAGATAGCGGAAGCAAGCTCACTAGAGAAGAGAGACTTGAACTATTTGAATACGCTCACAGGCAGACAATGAAGTGGCTTGTGGAAAATGAATACTTGGTGGTTGATGACAAACGCACAACCCATATGTTATTAAAGGATATGTGATGGAAATAGATCAAGGTTTGTACCAGTTTTGTACGGTAAGGCAAGGTGAGATTCTTAAAGCTGTTGAAGAGCATGGATCGCAGAAGGCTGCAGCAAGGTTTTTAAATATAGATCATACAACAATAAGAGACTCTATCAGATCTGTCAAAAGAAAAGCGGCTGCTCATGGCTATAGTCCTGATCATGATATGACTAGGGTAGCACCAGAGCCATTTGTCGTACGAGGTGTATCAACGTATTACAATGAAGAAGGCCAGGTCAAAGGTCAGTGGGTTAAGACTAGGATGGATGACAATAAGTTTCAGCAGATATTGATGGAAGCGATTGAAGCCATGAAAGAGGAGATCCCTCGTGTCAGTATGATGGCACCACCTACGCATAGTAATGAGAACCTTCTTAACTGTTATGTCATTACGGATTATCATTTGGGTATGCTGAGCTGGGATGAGGAAACAGGGGAGAACTGGGATATCAAGATCGGTGAAGACTTAATTGTCCGTTGGTTCTCTCAAGCAATACAACAATCTCCCGATGCAGACACAGCCGTATTTGCACAACTCTCAGACTTTTTACACTTTGATGGCATGGATGCCGTCACTCCAGCTTCTAAACACCTCCTTGATGTAGACACACGCTTTGCTAAACTTGTACGATCAGCCATACGGGTATTACGCATTGTGATAGATATGCTGCTGCAGAAGCACCAAAAGGTTCATGTCATCATGGCAGATGCTAACCACGATCCAGTATCACAGATCTGGTTAAGAGAATGGTTCTCCGTCCTATACGAAAACGAACCAAGGATTTCTGTAGATAAATCACCGAACCCATATAATGCTTATGAGTTTGGTAAGGTAGCGCTCTTCTTCCATCACGGCCACAAGCGCAAGGTAGCCAATGTGTCAGAAGTATTTGCTGCAAGATTCCGTGAGATGTTTGGTAGAACCAAGCATGCTTATGCACACATGGGTCATTTGCACTCCATAGACATCAAAGAAAACAACTTGATGATAGTAGAACAACACAGAACTTTAGCGCCTGCTGACGCATACGCTGCACGTGGAGGATGGTTATCTGGCCGTGATGCCAAAGTAATTTGTTATCATAAAGAGTTTGGTGAAGTATCAAGACTTACAATCAACAGTGATATGATAAAGGATCAATAGTGATACTATATAAGATCAAAATAATTTTATGCTGGATACTTGGTCATAAAAATCAGCTAAGTATCATAGATGAAGATCATTATTGGATAGGTGAAAGGTGCTCACGTTGCTGGTGTGAGCTACCTATTGCTTATCCTCATCATAAGAAGTATGCTGAAATCATGGGGCAGAAAAAATGCCAAAAGAGATACTAGACGCATACGAAAAGGTAGATTATGATTACTTATCGCAGGATTACAAGGACGCAGTATGGGTAAGTTCTACCAAAAAAGAAACAACCAAGACGAATACGAAGACCGTATATACAGCAAGAAAAAGAAAATGAAAGAAGATTTGTTGGATGATGATGACTGGGATGAGGATCGTATGGATATCGTTGGGCAAAATGGACCAATAGGTTACGAACTGGACGATCTATGAGAACCTTTTCAGAAACCATCACCACATTGATTATCCTAGCGATTGTCCTATGGTCGTTAGGCAGCTTTATTAAGTTCTTTATATATGCTTATCAGTGGGTTACATGCGTCCCTCACATGTAAAATACGCATCAGACTACCAACGTGGTTATGAGGCAGAGGATAGATTTGCCAATGAACACTTGGACAATCCTGTTAAAGCCTCAAAAGAACAGGATATGTTTGAGCATTGGGATGTACGTGGGCTTCTAAATGGAAAGCCATATAAATTTGATGTAAAAGGATTAAGGAAACTTAATCGTAGCGATGAGTCATTCCAGAATGATGTCACATGGGTAGAAGGTATTAACGTTAATGGTGACAAGGGATGGCTGCAGGGTCAGGCTGATTACATTGTTTTTGAACGAGAGGATGAATGGTTCTTGATTGACCGATCATTTCTCTTTGACTGGACAACGAAACAGTTAATCAAGCATGGTTATAAAAAGGGAAAAGACTTATATAGCTTATATCAACGAGCTGGACGTAAGGATAAAATTACCTTAATTAAGTATTCAGATATTCCAAACAGCCATATCATTAAGTTATCAAAATCAATGATAGAATAACCTCTTTGGGCGAAAGCATACACGATATATTGTGCTCAACTTTATTCATCTATGTGAGTAGCCCAATTCCTATCTATTCATTTATCTATTCATTTACTTATTCATAAAAAGCAAAGCCCCCGAAGGGGCTTGCACCCAAAGTCAGAGACAGAGGGGAGGTAATGCTAATTCTGGTGGCGCAATCCATTTAGAGCCTATGCACCAGCGCTCACCTTTTTACCAGAAAGCAATTAAACTATACCATTATTTATTCATTACGTACATTGTTACTTCAAATCCGAAACGCATTTCTGTAGCTGCTGGTTTTGTCCACATGATTTAGTCCTTAATTTATACCAAGCAAAATTGCTTGTGTGTAATAATCCGCCAAATATTACAGACAAACCATAGAGAAAATCATTAAATATGTAAACCATAGTTCACATTTACTTGTATCTCTTAACTAAAAGTTTAGATATATAAAACTTGTAGGTTTAAAATATGATATAATTATATCTTTAATGCGTTAAATTTATAATATTATGAACTATGAAGATAAATGGATAAATCAAATACCTCATATAAAAGCCATGGGGATTCAAGGATTTACTTTAAAAGAAATTGGCAGTCATTACAATGTAACTGGCGCATATATTTATAAATTAAATAAATTATATAAAATATTCAAAGATGATGACATATGGGGTGCAAGTGCAAAAGCAAAATTTAAAAATGATATTGAAAAACAACGTAAGTTTTTAAAATATGGCAATAAAGAACAAACTGCTTTATATAAAGCCAAAAGAGCAAAATTTATAATTAAAAAAAGCAACATGAAACGTGCTGGTATTGAATTTACAATCAATTTTGGTGATTTAGAATTTCCTGAATATTGCCCTGTTTTTAATACTAAACTTGATTATTTTGCAAAGGGTAAGCCTCAAGACGATTCACCATCTTTTGATAGAATTGATAATACAAAAGGATATGTCAAAGGAAACGTTATAATAATCAGCAACAAAGCAAATAGATTAAAATCTAATTCTAATATAGAAGATTTAAAAAAAATAATAAATTATATAGAAACTTTTTTAAACTAAAAATCATTCGCCAAAATGCTGTAACTATATGATAGTAAACAAATAACACAACATTTAGTACACATAATATAGGAGAGTTTTGTTCACATAATAGAATACGCAATGATATTGCATTAGACTATATGAGGTTATCTGAGCCATAAATACTACATTTAGGTGTTGACAAGCCCTTTACCACTAGATATAGTGTGCAGCATCAAGAGCAATCTTGACAGACTAAAGTTGTACATCTTAACCGTGTATTTCTTCATACTTACGATTCTCTCCCGATTATTGTAACTAGTCTCATCAAACACCTCCTCGGTGTCTAATCCCTGGCCTTAAAAAAGCTGGGGATTTTTTTTGTCTAAAGTTCTTGCATTCCAAAATTACATTTGTTATAGTTTGCAACAGGGGAGAATATTAGGTGGGTGTTGAAGAAATAGTACGGGTCATTCCGTAGTAATTTCTATCATTCTCATCTTTACTCTCACACCAAACCCTCGTCCGCCACACGCAGTTGTATGAACCTAAATGGGTTGCATGGCAGGAAACATAGGCACAGCCGAACACCAGACTGACTAGCCTCGCAGCGTTAAATGGCGACTGCACAAGTTATACGATCAAGGGGTGGTAACAGCCAGTCGTGTAACGATGAACATTATCTCCGAGAAGGATTGGTATTAGCTGTAGTAACGTGTGAGCAGTTGTGAGTGTCTAGTATGGATCAGGTAGTTGGGTTTTAAAACGGACCCATCCACCCTTGGCAGAGTATCGCCCAAAGATATCTAAACAGTATAGAGGACGGCATGAAGACGGTAGAAGAAATAGTAGCAGGGTTCAAGGCAATACAAGCAACACACAAGTACGCAACACGCAATACGTATAGGAAAGGACTGGGAGTATCTACAGAGAAGTTACTGAAGTTACACAAGGCAGGGTTGATTGAGCTGCCACCACCAGTACCTAAAAGCAAGTGTCACTTATTCAGCGATCAGACTAAGTGGCGTAAGTTCAGATTAAACGGCAGTCCAACGAGGAGGACGTAATGACTAGAGACGAAGCAATACACAAAGCATTAAAAGTTTTAAATTGTTTAAACAACGACAGAGTATATGAAACCGCATGGGTGAAAGGCGCAATCAATGCGTGCGAAGAAGCACTAGAACAACCAGAAGAACCAAGATTAGTGTCATACGCACCTGATGGCTCTTCTTGCACATTAAACATTGATGGCAAGGAAGTTTATTTTAATCGTGAACAACCAGCGCAAGAACCTGTGGCTTGGATGAAAAGTGCATTAGATAATGCTAGAGATGTTTGTAAATATCTTGACCATGATATGGTTAAAGAAGCAAAAGCCCATACTAAATTCTTTTGGGGTGACATTGATAAAATTAAGGAGGATGAAGAAGCACTAGAACAACCATCGCAAGAACCTGTGGCTACTGTTGCTGTAGATAATTTTGGTAACATTTCTGTTGGTTGGATTAAAAATCCAAATCATAACGATAAACTCTACACCCACTCTCATCAATGGCAAGGATTAACTGATGATGAGATAGATGCTGAAGCATTAAAAGATGATGGTGCTGCTTACTTTGCTTTAGGTGCTTTATGGGCAAATAAAAAGCTAAAGGAAAAGAATCATGGCTAATGCTACCCCACTTACTAGAAAGCAATGGCTAGAACTTTTGCGTAAGTTATGGCAAGAGTCATTATTGGAAGCATTTTATGAAAAAGAAGATTCTAAAGATGGCTTGCCTTTAATATCTAAAAAGGAAAAGAATTATGACTAAAGACGAAGCATTAAAGATGGCGATAAATACATTATGTAATTGTGGATTACAAATTGGCGGACAGGCTTTAATATCACCTTACATTCATGAAACTGTATACGTTTGCAATGAAGCACTAGAACAACCAGCAGAACCAAGATTAGTGTCATACGCACTTGATGGTTCTACTTGCACATTAAACATTGATGGTGAAGAAGTTTATTTTAATCGTGAACAACCAGCGCAAGAAGTTGAATGTAGCAACCATCCCGATGCACCACATGGATTTTGTAGGGATGCAAGTCATAGTGCTGGAAGATATGTATGTGAATGTGAAGGATGGCAAGTAGAACAACCAGCGCAAGAACCTGTGGGTTGGCTTGACCCTAAACAAGATATAAATGAATGTTTTATTACGCATGAATTAAAAAAAGCACATGAGTTTCAAAATTCGTATGCTGGAAATTGGAACATTCCACTCTACACCCACCCTCATCAATGGGTCGGATTAACGGATGATGATGTTCATGAAATTTTAGGATATTGTGTGCCTGAACAAGATTTTATAGTTAAAGCCGCAATATATAAAACTGAAGCCAAGCTAAAGGAAAAGAATCATGACTAAAGACGAAGCATTAAAGATTGATTTATATTTAAGAAATCAGCAAATTCAACTTGATAAAGACAGATTAAAAACAGCAGTTGCTATGGGATGTCATCACATTGCTCATACAATAATTTCAAGATTTGTTCCATCTGAAATGTATAGTCAAGTGGTAGAACAAATGCAAAAGGATATTGATATTTATTTGGAATCAAGCTATGACTAACAAAGACGAAGCATTAAAAATGGCGCATAAAACATTTATGCAATTGAACGAAAGGTCACCACGAAAAAATGATGGTAGCGGTTACTTTGACAAAGAAATCAACGCTTGCAAAGAAGCACTGGAACAACCAGCAGAACCAAGACTAGTGTCATACGCACCTGATGGCTCTACTTGCACATTAAACATTGATGGCAAGGAAGTTTATTTTAATCGTGAACAACCAGAAGGCAAAGAGTTTTTTGAAAGAGGTAAAGAAATAGCACGATGGGCTGATAAGCAAGCGCAAGAACCTGTAGGCGTAGTGTCATGGCATGAAGGAGCAGTTATGGGTTCAATTTTTCCATCAAGTAATATGCCTAAAGATGGAGATAAACTCTACACCCACCCTCATCAATGGCAAGGATTAACGGATGATGAGATAGTAGATTGGTTTGAAGAATGTTTTGGGCATGATGAAATAAGTGAAACTACAATGTGGTTTGCTAAAAGACTAGTGGATGCTATAAAGGAAAAGAATGATATTAAATGATTTGCCTATCAATCATGAGCTACGCAATAAGCCATTGATTGAGATAGGTGCAGAGTATCAGATTAAAGATAGCAAGATGTGGAATAAGGTAATGCCAGCTTTTGGTATCGCCAAGAAAACATTTAATGACCTAGCCCCAGTATGGACTACATGGGATATATGGAGAGTAGCAAATGAAGATTGATATTGAATTAGATGGTAATGATTATATGTTAAGTATGTTTGAAGCTATTACTGTGCAGAACTTAGAATGGGATTTGACGCAATGGAAATTGGCAACCTATGTGCATCCTAACGATGAGAAAAACCATAAGAAACGTATCAAAGCTGCCAAAGTATTGCTTAAGTATTACAAAGGTGAAGAATAATGGATACTAAACACTATGAATTACTTGGAGCGTATGTAAAGGATTTAGTACAGTCAGGACGTATTAACTCTATCACAACAGCAGAGTTTGGTCGTATCATTGAGAAGTATGTGGCAACGTTAGAGATTGAATATCAACGTGATATGAGGGACGCAAACAATGGAAAGGGAAATTAATATGATGACATCATTCTACGGCATGAAACACGATGAGAAGGCTTACGCTAAGTTACTTAAACGTGTAGAGGCAATCAAACAAGCAATGGGCAACAAATATTTGTTGCATACAACAAACCATAAAACTAAAAAGGAACAATCATGATTATCGCATTATGGTCTGTAATAATTTTGTTAGCTGTTGCAATATGGGCATGTATTTGCAGTGGTCGTAATTACCAAGATAGTATTGTTAGTTTGGAATATCGCATGGAAGGCATGGTGCATAAGACTGATAGCCAAGCTAAACAGATTGGAGAATTAGAAAGATTAGTATGGAAGCACAGCTATGGCATTAGGTTTGTTGAGAGTGACATAGAAGTAGTTAAGAATAAACTTAAAAAGAACCATAAAAAATGATGTGGGTGCTATTAGATTTTGATGGCAGTCCCATACGCTATTATGATTATCCAGCTCAGGGAACAATCAAGGTAGAAGAACAGAAACTTACCTTTGATGAAATGATTAAATTACTTGGAGAATGTTTACTATGAACAAATTACTAATCGCCTTATTGCTTGTGTCGGCAACGGCATACGCTGAAGACCACACAGTACCACCAACAGGTGTTGTTGCTACTACTGACAAGGCTAAGCTATGCGTATCAGGCTACTCAGCTACAGTCCGCCCACCAGTATCTTATACTAACAAGCTCAAGGTTAAGTGGACACCATTAGGTCATAAGCCATCAGAGTATGAACTAGACCATTACATCCCTATCGCATTGGGTGGCAGCCCAACCGATCCTAACAATCTCTGGCTACAGAAATGGGATGACGCAAAGGTTAAGGACGTACAAGAGAACCTATTACATCGTGATCTATGCAAAGGTATCTACACAGTAGAACAAGTGCAACAGCATGTAAGGACATGGAAATGACACAAGTTATCTACGATAAATGGTTAAACGGATCTCTTATCAAGCATGAAATCACAGAGGATGAGAATGGTCATCCAACATGGCGCATTAAAGATAGCTGGGTCGGTTTAACTGATGAAGAGATAGATGCAATCATGGATGATGAAACAGTAATAGATATTGCTCGTGCTCTTGAAGCCAAGCTAAAGGAAAAAAATCATGGATAAAATGCAGAAGCTAAACCGCAAAATGCTCAAGGCTTGGGCATTGCATAAGGTAAAGAAAGCCAAGAAGCTATGGTGGAAAATGATTGAACTTACATTGAAAAGGAAAAGCCATGTCAAATAGCCTACAAGATTTAGAGCAAGAAGTATTACAGTGTTGGGGCGTGACGGAAGACTTAAAGCTATTTGCTGAAGAGTATAAGCACTGTGATATAGACGTTTATAACAAGGCTTTAGGTCTAGCTTATGTATACGAAATGCGGTTCAATAAAGCATGGATTACATATGAAAAATTAGTAGAAGAACATTACAAAATGCGTAAGGAGAATAACAATGGCAACGAAGAATGATATTACTGGTGATGAGCTTATCAGCAAGATGAACTCACAAGCATTTAGAGATAACTTTGATCGCATCTTTGGTGTAAAGAAGAAAGAACGTTATGTACCACCACCTTTGCCAACGACTGAAGAAGTTAAAGCTGAGGTAAAACCTACCACTTTAATTTATAAACCTTCTGATTTAAAGGAAGCAGGAATAACTTTAGAAGACTTAGTAAAGATGGTGAAAAAATGAGCTGGAACTATAGGGTCATGGAGTTTGATGACATTGATGAAGGAAAGTATTTTGAGATTAAAGAAGTCTACTACAATCGTGATGGTTCTCTTATGGGATACTGTGATGCTACTGTCAGTGGTGGCTCTCTTAGTGAGCTTGTGGACGTCCTCAACATGATGAAAACGGATGCACACAAGTCAGTATTGCGTCCAGAAGATTTTAAAAAAGATGTAAGTGACTGATTAAATATTACAAAAATAAGTATTGAAAAAGTCAACAATTTTATTTTATTTTTCTATAACAAGAACGCTTCAAAACACTATTAAAAGCGTCTAGAATTACAACATCAACGAGGGGTTTTAAAAAATGCAGACAGCACGGCAAGGGACTTCTATTCCCCAAAGTTATGACGAAAAAGACCATAAAATCATGGAGTTATCAGACACCATTGTCTCACTAGATGAAGAGATAACGGTGTTAAAAGATATTGTAGCTTCAAAAAAATGGGATGCCACAGAATTTGAACAAGACTATATATTGGAGGTAGTAAACGAGCTAAGGCAGCAGATAAAAATACTAGAGATTGATAATCAAGCACTTAGAGAAAGCCGTGATATGTATCAGCATCGGAATGCTGAATTGATTAGAACGGTAAACGGATTAAAGAAAAAACTACAAGCGTAGCCCAAACTAGAGGGTATCTAGAAGCAGAGGAAAAATAATGGGTCTTGAATTACGAGAACACCAGCAAAAAGTGATTGAACAATTAAGAGATGGGTTCAAAGAGGGACATAGATCACAGCTACTATACGCACCAACAGGCTTCGGTAAGACAGAGATTGCTATCTATCTTATGCAAGCATCCGCAGAGAAGTCCAACCGTTCCGCCATGATACTAGATCGTATCGTATTGGTAGACCAAACAAGTGGACGATTAGATAAGTACGACATCAATCATGGTGTCTATCAGTCAGACCATTGGAAGTTTAACTCCACAGAAAAGATACAAGTATGCTCAGCCCAAACACTAGAGCGTAGAAAAGAATTCCCCGATACTGATTTACTAATTGTAGATGAGTGTCATATCACCCGTAAGAAGATCTCAGAGCTGATTAAGAACAACCCAAAGCTCAAGGTCGTAGGTCTTACTGCCACACCATTCACCAAAGGTCTCGGTGAGTTATATACCAATGTCGTATGTGGTACAACAACAGAAACGCTCGTCAACAACAAGTGGTTAGCACCACTTAAAGTCTTTATTGCTAAAGAGATTAACATGACAGGGGCTAAGAAGCTCGCTGGTGAGTGGTCTCCAGATGTAGTAACAGAACGTGGTATGCAGATTACAGGCGACATCGTGCAAGAGTGGATTAAGAAAACCCATGAAGTCTTTGGTAGACCACGCAAGACTATCGTATTCTCAGCAGGAGTTCAGCATGGTGAGGACTTAGTACGTCAGTTCGCAGCTCAAGGTTATAACTTTGTATCCGTATCTTATAAAGATGAGAGCGATTACAAGCGTCAAGTCATTGAAGACTTCAGTAAGCCTGACACCACCATACATGGATTGATTGCAACAGACATCTTAACTCGTGGCTTTGATGTGCCAGATGTCATGATTGGTGTATCTGCTAGACCATTTAGCAAGTCACTTAGCTCACACATTCAGCAACTAGGTCGTGTGATGCGCCCCCATCCTGATAAAGAGTTTGCATTATGGCTAGACCATAGCGGTAACTTCTTACGTTTCCGTGATGATTGGGACAACGTATACGCAGATGGTGTGAAAGAGTTAAACGAACAGACAAGAGAAACCACCAAGCGTGAACCCACAGAGCGTGAGAAGAAAGAAGCTAAGTGTCCAGTATGCCAAGCCTTATGGATTAAAGGATCAGATACTTGCACAGAGTGTGGCCACGTTAAGAAGCGTATGCAGTTTGAAGCCGTAGCAGGAGAGATGCTAGAGCTAACCACGCACGGACGGGTAGAGAAAGATGATAAGCAGTCATTCTATTCAGAGTTACTATATCTAGCAAGGGAGAAGAATTACAACCCTCATTGGGCTGACCATAAGTATAAGGAGAAGTTCGGTGTATGGCCGAGAGGATTAAATTATGTCACCAAGTCTCCGACAATCAACACGATGAATTGGATTAAGCATAAGCAGATTGCGTACAGTAAGGCTATTAAGAAGATGGATAGGAGAGTGGCATGAGATTTGAAGACTTTGCTAAAGCACATGGCATTATCATTGACAGGCTAGTCATGCACAAGAACATGAGAGTGCCAACCACCGACCATCCACGCAAGCGTAACGGAACGTATAAGTTCTTAGGTCATGTAGGATTTGTACGCAACTTTGCCACGATGGATAAGCCTGCCGTATGGTTTGATGACACTAACACCATCACCCCAGAGATGCGTATTAAGTCTATAAAGGACTATGATAAGCAACGTAAGCTAGATGCTGACAAGGCATCCAAAAAAGCAGGATGGATAATGCACCAAACTAGCCTAGACTTCCACCCTTATCTAGCAAGCAAGGGATTTGAGTATGAAGTAGGTAACGTATGGGACACAGGCACAGAGAAGTTATTAGTTATACCTATGCGGATCGGTACTCGTCTCGTAGGTTGCCAACTCATCAGCGACAAGGGGAATAAGAAGTTCCTCTACGGACAGACTTCTAAGGGCGCAACTCTTACCATGAACGCAAAGGGATTTCCCATTTTTTGCGAGGGGTATGCAACTGCTCTCTCCGTCAAAGAAGTGTTGAAGGCGAGCAACATCCCTTATTGCATCCACGTTTGCTTTAGTGCAAACAATATGGAGTTCATAGCAGGGCAGTTCAGCAACGGCATCGTGATCGCTGACAACGATGACAGCCATACTGGAGAGTTCGTGGCTAAAAAGACAGGCAAGCCATACTGGATCAGCCCCACAGTCGGGGAGGACTTTAATGATTTTCATAAGAGAGTAGGCACATTCCAAGCGTCTAAGTCATTAAGAGAGATATTAACACAGTATAAGTTAGCAGCATAAAAAAAGGCTACCCGAAAGTAGCCTCATGCTCATCACTTAAATTAGTTATGTCTCATCTCCTTGTATACCTGCCAAGCCATCACTTGTAGGTGAGCACCCGTACTCTCGCTAAAGTCTACACCCATGCAAGCCATCTCATTCTGCACCGATAGAGCCGTACGCATAGGGATATTTAGCCACTCGCTTATCCATTTAGTGTAGATATTCATTAGTCAAAGTCCTCCACGCTATATAAATGTACCTCATGCTCATCGGTAAATGGTTTTTCACAAATGACATATCCAAGTCTATTAACAAAGTGATAGCCACTTGTTAGCCATCCGTTTTCTCCATCATCGCAATATGTCCATATATTTTCATTAGGTTGCGCCTTAACAAAATCAAGCTCATCCCCATACGTTTCATACATACAACCATCTAGGCTTGCATTGTCATCTAAATGGTTTTTAATTGGTTTGTATGTTACTTCCCATAAGCCTTCATCCATTTTCCACCTCCTCGTTTAATGCTTCAATTGCATCCAATATGCAACTATCAGCGACTGACATTAAATGCTCTACGTTTCCATCGTTAATGTCTTGAGCATAGCCATATATACGCTCAAGTATCCTTTGCGCTTGATCTAAATCACTCAACATATCACTTCTCAATACGTTATTAGTCATGATTAACCCCTTATCTATTAAAATGTGCATCAATGCGTTGGACTACCTCTAAATAGTATTCACATCTGCCTCCATTATTCCCACTGTTATAATCCTCCACATCTCCCATCTCTTCACCAACACGGCAAAACTCCGTAGCTAAACCAAACTCATCAGCCAATTGGTAAAATTCATCCCATCTTTGCACTTCCTCGTACTCGTTATACCATTTCATATAACTTAAATTGAGATAAAGAATTTCATACTTATCATTCTTTTCATCAGTTAAGTCGTTTCCAAAATCCTCACGCACTTGGTTATACAAGTCAAAGCAAGCCATCTTAAACTCTTTCATTTCCTCAGCCGTGCCGTATATCAAACTCTTTACTTCGCTTCTGTAACCCATTTCATTCTCCTTAAAAATAGCCTCAAGCTCATCACTTATATTTTCTTGCGCTTGTATCCGTGAATACAACCAAGTCACCATTTTGGATTAAGCGTATAACCCATTCAGCAACTCCGCTATATTCATCGGGGTGTCTGCACCAAGATAAATACTCCTCGTACTCGTCAATCAATTGAGGATAAGTCAATTGGTCTTCTACATCGTAATACATGGTAAACCTCCTCGTTTTGGCTAATATCAGCCCCATAGCGCACCGCAATACGCTATGAAAAGATACTAAACAATAGAGCCGTCCGTATAAAACTCGTAATTATTAGAGATTAAAAACTCATCAATATGCTCATTGCCGTATTGATACTCTAAATCATTGCGCCACCCTTGAAAGCCTGCCTCAACTGCCTCATTGAAAGCGTGAAAAGCATTGCCCGTACGCTTAAATTCATCATGAAACGTATACCAAAGGTCATAATCAAGACAATATCCCGTTAATTCCTTACGCTCTCTAGGTACATCCTTAAGTTTTAAGCCTCTAAAATTGCTAGGTTCTGCATCTGTTCTAAAATAATATGTCCATGCGTCCACTTGATAATCTTTAAGTGTTACATCAAACTCATTACAAAAAGCCTTGATACTGCCTAAACTTTCCTCGCACCAAAACCAATCCATATGGTTACGATACCAATCTCTAGCCTTATCTTTTGCGCTATCCTCAAGCTCATCAAAAGTATAAACCTCATAAGTAGCTAATCTCATCATCAAATCCTTTCAATCTTAATTACAAACTCATCGTTTAACTTGATATACGCAAACTCATAATTTACTTCTGCATCGGGAAACTCTCGGATAAAGTCTATGTCGCAATTGTTACTAAATAACATATCGTAAACTCCATCCGCTATGTCACTCTCGTAATACCTTTCCGCATATATCCTTTTTTGCGCTTGTAGATAATCAGTTACCGCCTTCAAAAACTCACACGCTTCAACTGGTGACATCTTTGCAACTGCCTCCATCACTTTCTCGTGTTTAATTTCCATCTCAAGCCTCCACTAATTCATAATCTAAAACCTTAAAATCAAAGTTACTGTCTTTTAATTCGTCAAGCTCACTTACTCCTTTGTCGCAAAAGTAAAATATTTTATGGTCTGGAATACCGAAACAATCCTCCTCTATGTCATCAGCATCATCTAGGTTACCGCCAAAGCTAAAATAACAATCATTCACTATGTGATTGTCATCTAGCCACTGAATTGTTGCGTATGCGCCTCTGTAATTCATTTTGTAATCTCCCTATATGTTTGAAAATGTCTGATAGTATCCATGTCTTGAATTCCAACAGTGTCTAGCCTTACTTGCATAGGAAACTCATTGAAAACATCCACAATACGGGATAAATGCGCCTCCTCTGTATCTGTACCAATAAAATAAACAATGTCGTTCGGTCTAAATTGCCTCATGCTCATCACTCCTCCTCAATAACACCTTCATCCAAGCATACATTAACAAAGGCTTCTGCTTTGCCCTCGTCAGCCATTACCGCATAGACTAATTGCTCTTGTATGTGCAAAAAGTCCTCAAACTCTAATACACCTTGCCATTCATAGTTATCAACAAGGCGACTAACCGCCCATTCAACCTTATCAAATAGCTTCATGCTCTGCCTCCTTTATCTGTTCAACCTCTGATATATCACTTTCAATGTGTTGCGGGTCTGACCAATCAATGTCATTCCAATCAAAAGCCGTCAGCGCATCATCCTTGCTATCAGCTTCCACTGTTATTGTGTAATAACTACTGCTTTTTATAGTCACATAAAATTTAGCCATTTTTAGCCTCGTGCTTATCTATATAAACTCTTGTATATGCTCGCTCTGCGTTTAGGTGCATTGCATGGCGCATTATTTGAAAAATAGCGTATTCCATGATTAACCCCCTAAAAGCCATAGGCGCATAGATAAGTCAGCGCAAAGATTGATAAATATATGAGAATAAGCAAGTTTCCCGCCTCTCTGTTGAACTGTCTCTCCGTCCTCATTGTGTAACCTCCTCTAGTGTTTGTGTGAGTGTCTTAACATCCTTGAAAGGTACTAATTCACTCTTACTAAAATAAAAAACTCTGGATGGATTTTCCAATAATCTAGCCGTACGAGTAGAAGTCTTTATAAACTCCGTCCCGTTTTGCTTAAAGCCTGCGCCCAACTGTATGCGCTCAAAAGATACAAACATAATTAAACTCCATAATTAAAAACAGTCACATCAACCTTGAAGCCTAAATCCTCAAGCCATGATTGAACTTCATACCTTAAGGCTCTTGCAGACATCAAATCGGGATTGTTTTCGTCCTCGTATGCCATAGACAAATCAATTGTAACTCTATAGCGTAACTCCTTAATTGGCTCATGCTTACTCATGTTGTAACCTCCTCAAGTTATCGGCTAATGTCAGCCCTCTAACCCTCTCAACCGAAAGGGCTAGAAAATGACATTAACAAGTGCGGAAGTAGTAGCCGTTAGCTTCTACATAATCAAACATGATATTTCGTGCCGTCATCTCCCAATCAATCACAATGTAATTAGGCATATTTTCGGGAATATCTCCGCAACTCTCCAAAAGTTCGGAAACAAAATCTATATCGTTGTTATATTGCCCTTGATAAGCATCGTTAGCATCGTCAATCGTGGCTAAAACATCACCACTCGCCTCAATGTATGCCTCAAGCAATAGTTTTTCATCCTCATCTAAAGCCAAAAAATCAAAGAGTTCATCGTCAATACCGCTTTCACTATAAAAGCGTTTAGGGAAGCCCTCAAAGTCTTGGAACATAAACTCGGCATCGTCCTCATCTGCGTGTAGCTTTTGGCAATGCTCAATAAATGCCTCTTTATCCTTAAACTTATCTAAATCAACCCAAGCCCCCGCAATTGAGCCATTGTTATATTTTGCATAAGTGCCAACATATAATCTCGCCATGATTAAACCCCTTTAATTAGTAAGTAAATAAGAAAAACCCAACATACAACCGAAGCCCAAAAAACCAACCTATCGCCCAAGTCTCCCATTACATCGCCCCCAAGTAAGGCAAGTATTCGCCTTTTAAAAAGTTTTCCTCGCAGTCTCTTATATGTGCGCCCCAAGCCTTGACCTGCGCTTTAGTGATAGGCTCGTCCTGCTCTGCATAGATAGTCACGTTTCCTAGCGTGATAATCTTTAAGCTCTTAACTACTTGTGGCATTTTTGAGTATTTCATAATTAAACCCTTTCAACTGCATAACATGAACCAAAACTAACGACACGATATATAGTCTTATCGTAGTATTTAACAAATATATTTTTAAGACCTTTGTACGCTTCATCTATTGCAAAGTGTTTAGCATCCCATTCATGACTAAAGCACCAAGTAACACCGCCAACCTCAACTGTATAATTCATTTTTTAATCTCCTCTAGTAAATAACTCTTAATTTGCGATACTCCAAAGCCCATACGTTGTTTATGAATAAAGGCTCAATTTGATAATGTGCTTTATTCTTATCTATCCAATTACTGTAAGCCTTAAAGGTTCTAAACTTTTTCATCGTCCACATGGTTAAGCCTCTTTAGTTTTGTTGCTCATAAAATTTGCTATCTCATTTATAGCGTTCTGCGTTCTTTCGGCATCCTTGCTATCTAATAACTCGTTAATCAAAATCTCAAGTAAGAATAGGTTAGCGTTAGCCAATCGTGATTTTTGATTTAGTTTCACTTCCATAATAAACCCCTTTGTTTATATAGTAGCCGACCCAATACCGAGCTACCTACCGATATTAGACACTAAACAAATCCACAATGCAATACACTAAAACAAAATAATTTAAGGGATATATGAAAGGTTAAAACCGCCCAAAAGAGCGAAGCGATACAGTCATAGCCATGTAGTCATAGAGAGATACTCTAAAACGTCCTTAAAATTAAATAAAAGGCTAAGGCTAAGGTATCAACCTCATCAAAATAATGCGTTATAGAGCGATTATGAAAGCCGTTTTTCCTGTACGTTCGTACACTAAAGCCCTATTTCAAGCCTTCTCTGTACGTTCGTACAATGAGTGCAGCTCTCACCTATTCAAAACCTAAAACCGCCCATTAAGAGCGTAGCGATACAGTCCAAGTCAGACATCCGTATATAGAAGTAACATAGAGAGATATACAACTATCACCATATACATATATACATATCCCGTCCTTAACCTTGCCTCTTGCATAACTCACATTATGAGAATAATCTCCCTGTCAATTAAATACTCAATATGTACCTATTATGAAACTAACACGCAAACAGATAGCAGAGGGATTAAAACAACAGCCGATAGAGAAGCTACTCTTGGGCGCAGATAGTAAGACAACCACGCTCACCAAGAAGCAGAGAGACTTTGCAGAGAAAGTAGCTAACGGAGAACCAAAGGCTAAAGCATACAGAGAAGCATACAACTCCAACGGCAAACCAACCACGCAAGCCCGCAACGCTCACGAACTCGCAAACAACACCAACGTGCAAACAATGATAGAGCGATTGAAGCTGGCTAATGAAGCGACTGCATATCTTTTACCCGTTCATTTAAGAAGTCTTATCGTACAGAAACTGACTGAAAAAGCCCTAGACGACAACATCAAGACATCAGACCAACTGCGAGCCATTGAACTGCTAGGCAAACTCACAGAGGTTAGCGCATTTACAGAGCGCAAAGAGATAGTGAAGCAAGCCGACACAACAGAAGCGAAAGCAAAGCTCATCAACGCAATAGCAAACGCAATCAAACAGACCAATACATTAAGCGATGACAAGCGAGCATCAGCAGAAAGCCTCCTCAATGAGATAGCCAACGCAAGAGAGATGCAGACCGTAGAAGCCGAAACGCAAAACGATGACCAAGAACACGAAAACGCCCAGAGCGACACGCCACCCAGTGCCACCCCTCACTTTGAGCCTGACACCCACAGGCTTGCTATGCATACTATTCCAGACAAACAATTACCAACAAATGGCGTTCCAGACAAACAATCAGAAACAAATCCAGTTTCAGAAACGGATGGGCACCCTGGTGTGAATTCTGGGGAGGAAGAAGAGGATCGTTGGTGGGAAGATGCCCCCGTCACTGATTTAGATGACAATGTGGAAAAAAATATATAAAAAATTTTAGCGATTTAAGGACGAGAGATATGTGGGTTAGGTTATATGATCCTAGTGATAAGTGGTATATACGTAAGTTGAAGTCTATTAGGTGGAGACTTGCTGGACTGTTACGCAAGCTTAAGCGTGGTCCTAAGGGATTGGTGGCTTGGTGGAAGATGAATCGTAGGTGTAAGGAATTGAATAGGTTCTTATTAGCTGAGGCTGAAAGGGCAAGAATGGCACCTAAGTATCCTGACCCTATGCCTAAGGATGTGGAGGAGTTTGTCATGTGGGCTGAGAGTCATGGTGTACGGTTTGATAACCGTGTGACGAAGGTACATTATCCAATGAATTCTGTATATGGAGATATCAATGAGTGATCAATGGAAAGCAACAGAACAGGTTAAGTATATTAACAAGAATGGCCGTGAGGTTTTGCAGCAGCTGTGGGTTGAGGTGACGCAAGATGAGAATGGCGTATGGGTTCCTACGGGTAATACGAACTGGATGGAATGTCCAGATGGAACGTTAGAAAAATGACATCAGCGCAAAAAGAGATCTTCTTGGTCATTGATGAATGGTGGAAGATGTATGGCTTTGGCCCTACCGTGGATGATGTCATGCGTATTACGGGTGAAAAGGGTCGTGGTAATGTTGCCCGTAAGATGAAAACATTAATTGATTTAGGCGTATGTAAGGGTGTAAAGGGGAGAGCAAGATCTATACGTCCTGCGTATTTACGTGTTAGGAACATTGAATGAACTTAGAAGAACTGATTGCATTATTGCCACCAACGGAGCAAGCGGAGATTTATGCTCAGATGGAGAGCTTTAATGATTCTGTGGTACGGGAAAAGGGAAGAGATGACTTCTTAGCGTTTGTGCACACCATGTGGCCTACGTTTATTGATGGCCGTCACCATAAGCTGATGGCACAGAAGTTTGAGGAGATTGCCCAGGGCAAGACTAAGCGTTTGATTATTAACATGCCACCTCGTCATACTAAGTCTGAGTTTGCTTCTTATATGCTGCCTGCATGGTTCTTAGGTAAGTTCCCGAACAAGAAGATTATTCAGTGTTCAAACACAGCGGAGCTGGCTGTGGGTTTTGGTCGTAAGGTGCGTAACTTATTGGATAGTGAGATATATGCGAAAATATTCCCCGATGTCGGTCTTAGGGCTGATAGTAAAGCCGCTGGTCGCTGGTCTACTAATGCTAATGGTGAGTATTTTGCTATCGGTGTTGGTGGTACTGTTACTGGTAAAGGTGCGGATCTCCTCATTATTGATGACCCGCATTCGGAACAGGAAGCGAGACTAGCAGCACAAGATCCATCCGTATTTGATAATGTATACGAGTGGTATACCTCTGGTCCTCGTCAACGTTTACAACCAGGCGGTTCTATTGTGGTCGTAATGACACGCTGGTCTAAGCGTGATCTGACTGGCAAGATCTTACAATCTATGGTGGATCGGGACGGTGAAGAGTGGGAGATCATTGAGTTACCTGCTATCTTGCCAAGTGATAAACCTTTATGGCCAGAGTTCTGGTCGTATGAGGAATTGGATGCCCTAAGGACGGAGTTACCATTACCTAAATGGCAAGCCCAGTACCAACAGAACCCAACTTCTGAGGAAGGTGCGCTGGTTAAGCGTGAGTGGTGGCAGGTTTGGGAAGGTGAACGTCCACCACCTTGTGAGTTTATTATCCAATCTTGGGATACGGCATTTACTAAGAATGAGCGTTCTGACTTTTCAGCCTGTACAACGTGGGGAGTTTTCTATAAGGATGAGGATCACAACGATCCCAATATCATTCTATTGGATGCCCTTAAAGAGCGTATGGAATTTCCTGAATTAAAACAACGAGCTATGGATATGTACAAGGAATGGCAGCCAGATGCGTTTATTGTGGAAGCAAAAGCGTCAGGTGCACCGCTAGTATTTGAGCTTAGACGTATGGGAATTCCTGTACAAGAGTTCACCCCAGTACGTGGTAACGATAAGATTTCTCGTTTGAATGCGGTGACAGACCTGTTTGCCTCAGGTAAAGTGTGGGCACCACGTAAGAGATGGGCAGAAGAAGTGGTTGAAGAGATTGCTGCCTTTCCTAACTCAGATCACGATGACTTGGTGGATAGTTCCACGCAAGCATTATTGCGTTTCCGTAAGGGCGGATTTATTCCGTTACCCTCTGATTATGAAGATGATCCTGTAGAATTTAAACGTAAACGTGCCTACTATTAAAATTACCGCATATAATGTATTATTCGCAATTAGTCAACACCACTTTTTAGGAATTAATAATGTCTATAGATAAAGCAGTATATTCAGCACCTTTAGGACTTGGTGCAATTCAAACACCAGATATTGAAATTGAAATCACAGATCCAAATGAGGTTGAGTTAGATGAGCCTGCTATTGCGGATGGCGAAGAATTTGATGCCAACCTTGCAGAATATATTCCTGAGTCTATCCTGACCCAGTTAGCTGGTGACCTTGTTGGTGATTATGAGTCTGACGTAGACTCACGCAGAGATTGGATTCAGACGTATGTAGATGGCCTTGAGTTGCTTGGCTTGAAGATTGAAGAACGCAGTGAGCCTTGGGAAGGTGCGTGTGGTGTGTACCATCCTATTTTGGCTGAAGCTGTTGTTAAGTTCCAATCTGAAACTATCATGGATACGTTCCCAGCAGCTGGTCCATGTAAGGGCGAGATCATTGGTAAAGAAACGCCAGAGACTAAGGATGCAATGTCTCGTGTTGTAGATGACATGAACTATGAACTAACAGATCGTATGATTGAGTTCCGTTCAGAACATGAGCGTATGCTTTGGGGTACTGGTCTTTCAGGTAACGGCTTTAAAAAGGTTTACGTTGACCCAGCATTAGACCGTCAAACATCTATTTATATCCCAGCAGAAGACGTTGTTGTTCCTTATGGTGCATCACGTATTGAAACCGCTGAACGTGTGACTCATGTCATGCGTAAGACAGAGAATGAAGTATTACGCTTGCAATTAGCTGGCTTCTACCGTGATGTAGATCTAGGTGCGCCAGATACGACATTAGATGAAGTAGAAAAGAAGATTGCTGAGAAGCTTGGCTTCCGTGCTACATCTGATGACCGCTATAAATTGCTAGAGATGCACGTTGACCTTGACCTACAAGGCTATGAGCACACAAATGAAGATGGCGAGGAAACAGGTCTTGCGCTTCCATACGTGGTAACAATTGAGAAAAACACTGGCATGGTTCTTGCAATCCGTAGGAACTGGAGACCTGGTGATAAAACACACCAAAAACGTAACCACTTTGTTAAATACGGATACATCCCAGGCTTTGGATTTTACGATTTTGGTCTAATTCATATCCTAGGTGCCTATGCTAAATCTGGAACTTCTATCTTACGACAACTGGTTGACGCTGGTTCACTCTCCAATTTACCTGGTGGGTTTAAAACTAGAGGACTTAGAGTCAAAGGTGACGATACTCCTATCGCTCCAGGTGAGTTTAGGGATGTAGACGTACCTTCAGGGGCA